ACAATTCTAATGCTACTGTTAATCAAGGGTGTTCATATTCACCACCAACAGTATCACTTACTGCTGATAAAAATTATACTATAAATCCAAATCCTGTGATGTTGTCATGGTCAGTAAATGGCAATCCTACATTTAATAGTGCAAATATATCAGGATATGGTAGTGTGGATAGTTCGGGTGCTTCTAATTCTCAAACAAGATCTGGCAATGTACTTGTGTATCCTGGATCAACTACAACGTATACATTAACTGGATATGCTCCAGGTAATCAGACAGCACAGGCAACACAAACAATTGTTGCATATACACCACCAACAGTATTTCTAACATTAAGTTCTAGTCAAGTTGTTAGAGGTGGATCAGCAACACTAACATGGTATATCACTGGTGATGCTACTAATATGTCTATCAGTAGTATTGGTGGTAATTTACCATTTAGTTCTAATCAAGTTATTACTCCAACTGCAACCACAACATATACAGCAACAGTTACATTAACTACACCTGCAGGTGATACTTCTATTGATAGTGAACAAATAACATTAACTGTTATTGAAATACCTGAAGTTGATATTTCTGGTGGTACTTATATTACATACGATGATGATGAGTGTAAAATAAATGTTCAGGCAGAACATTGTGAGGTAATGACTTTCGTTGTAGTTACTAATTACCTTAATGGTACACAATCTCAACAAACTATAGCAAATTATTCTCCACCTAATGGTAATTATGATTTTGATGTGCTACCATATGTTGGTTGGAATAACTTTGGACCATCTAGTGTACAAGTTATTGCGTCTGGTACAGCAAATAATGGTGGTTTAACTGCTACTGATACACATACATTCAGTGTAGTTATTGATACTATGCCAGCCATGGTAACCATACCACAATCAGATGAGAGTGAACCACAATCAGAAGTTATATCACCAGATATTACAATTACCACAAATTCAGTACTTATAGAAGATATTGATATACCAGTTGAAATCAAATCAAGTGAACCAATTAAGATTGATATTGATGAGTCAGGTAATTGGCAGGAAGTCCGTGAAATATAACCATAAATAGCTACGATACTAATAGATAAGAAATGACTACGTATCAATTTGGAAATACACCAGTATATGTCAGCGAGGGACAAACCGTTCGCTTTAGGTTTAAGGCACCTTCAGCGTGGGATACTACTTTAAGTGTAACAGTTCAAATTGGTCAGCAAACTACTGTTTGGTATATCAGCACAGTTCCTGAAGACTATGCTCCAAATGCATTTCCATTTACAACATTAGAGAACGCAGATCCAGATACTCTTTATACCTATGGTGATGGTAATAGGGTAGGAGAAACTATTGTTACTGTTGCTGGTCTGACAGATGACACAGAAGTTGGAGTAGCATTAACATCTTCACATATAAATCCAACTACTAGTGAAGTAGCAGTAAGACGTAAGAGAGTAAGTCAAGGTGAAACTGCATGGAGTTCTTGGGCTATACCAAGTGGATGGTTGGTATCAAATACTGATCAATTACAATTAAGATTAAAGTCTAACCCTACTGGAGGGTTAGATTATTATGCTAATCTAACAGTTGGTACAAGGACAGAGAAGTGGACTATTGAGACTAAAGTTCCACCACCAAATTACCCTTCTCCACCACCAAATTTTGTATGGTTAGAAGATCAACCATTAGATACTGATATCTACAGTAATGTAGTACAGATTCAGGGTATGTCTGATTATGGAACAGTATCTACTACTAATGGTGCAAAGATTGGTATAGCAAGTGTTAATACTACTGTTACAAATTCTGATGGGTTTGATGTATTATCTGGAGTAACGTTTGTTGACTCTTCAACTCAACCTCAAATTACTAATGGTCAATTTATACAGTTGATGCTTCCATCACCAGTAACTGCTAATACTGCTCTTTCAACTATAGTTACTATTGGTACTGGTGGAACAGGAGTTCAGTGGAGAATTGAAACAGGTAATTTACCATCAATTACTCCTGACACGTTTATATTTTCTAATAAAGTTGATCAAATAGAAGATTTCTTAATTGAATCTGATCAACAACCTTCTGCTGGTATAACTGGACTGGGTACTGATGTATCAGTTGATGTTATCTTAATAGCTACAACTGGTTCAGCACCAGGCGTTAGAACACAACATGATGGTACATGGTCTAGTTGGGGAATATTCCCTGCATCAGTAGTACTTGGTGATAAGATACAAATAAGAAATAAATCTAGTGCTACATTTAATGGTGTAGTTTCTACTACTATTAAGGTAGGTAGTAGAGAGATAATACCATGGACTATTACTACAAATAGTGGACCAGATACTGATGCTGCCTTTACACCACCAGGAAGTTTAACAAATACGGTTCCAAGTACTCTTGTTGTTAGTAGTATCGTACCAATAACAGGTATTAATAGACCTATTACTATTTCTGCTACTAATGATGCAAAAATATCTGTTGACTTTGGTGCATTTGTAGCAGGACCAGTAACATTTGATCCTACACAAAATAGTTCTTTCCAATTACAGTTATTAACTAGTGCTAGTTTATCAGGACAAGCAACAACATCTGTAACAGTTGGTACTGGTAGTACAAATAATCCATTTACATGGGGTGCTACAAATTATGCTGTTGTGCCACCACCACCAGAACTTAAGGGATGTTGGTATAGTAAGAAGACTGCATTTGTTGACATGTCAGGTGGTGGATCTGGTGTTATTAGACAGAATAAAGAGGATGGATATGCTATTGGTACAGTTATACCAGTACTTAAAGATCCTGTTGATGCAGGTAATTCCAACCCTATGGAACAGTATGGTGAATTGAAAGGATCTACAAATAAAGGTAGATTGGATGCAAGGTATCCTGGTTATTTGGATTGTGATGGTACAGAGTATAATGTTTCTGACTTCCCTGATCTGTGGAATGTTATTGGTAATGCATATGCTAAATCAACTGATAGTCAGAGTAATTTTGGTGCATGGAATAACGTTACTAAAACATATAGTGGTAAGTTTAGAGTACCAGACTACAGAAATAGAAGGATGGTTGGTCCTGGTCAGGTAGATGGTAATAAAGGAGCATCAACTATATTACCAATAGAATCTGGAATACATCCTTCTAAAACATTTAATGCTAGAGAAGCTGGTGGTTATGGTGGATATTGGTATGTTGATGATGTGGATGTAACTGCAGGTGATCCCAACCCATATCAGCAGATAGTTGGTGATGAAGGTGGATCAGATGGTATATCTAGTGACTTCTTTAACTTTGGTACAGTTAGAACTGTAATAAATGAACCTATTACTGTAGATATAGAATTTACTATTGTTGGTGATGTTACTGCAACAGTTGGACCACTACAAGAAGTATTGGTCAATGTACCAGCACACAGTCATTATTATGTTTCTGCTGTTCAAACTGGTTTAGGTGGTGATCCTTTAATCAGTTGGGAACAAAAAGCATTATTTGGTTATACACCAGATGGTTTCGAAAACAATCAAGCAGTTCAACAATGGATAGGTGATAGATTAGGTCGTTTGAATTGGCCAACAGAAGGTAGTGCTGGAGTATGGCCAGGTGGCAACTTGTACTATAATAATCCTGGAAATACACAGGATTTTACTGGAGTAAGAGAACAAGAGAGAAATAACTGGTTATCACATCTGTCAGTATTAATGCCAGATTTTAGAACAGAATGGGACAAAGTATTCAGTACTAGTACTATGACTCTTGCAGAAGAAGTAGATAGTTTTATGGCATCTATTAATGAGCATGGTCAGTTTGCTGGTGGTAAAGTAATACAAGCAAATACATGGTGGGTAAACCCAGGTGACTCTGTTAAAGATGAATACTTTGTTTCATTGAATACCGAGACTACACAAGCAGTTTATTCATTCTCTGCAGGAGCATTAGCAACAGGTACTCAAGGTACTACTACAGCAAACTCTTTATCTCAATCATTCCCATATAATATATGGAATGCTAAAGTAGTTGCTGCTATTGATACAAGATCAAGTACATTTAGAATATCACCATACGAACCACCTATATTATTTGAGGATACAGATTCATCTATTGCTACACATAGTCATTACTTGTCTGATTTTCCATTAACAGATCCAACAACTGATTTTGGTTATGGTAATACAAGTGGTGCAGGACATAAGCAAGGACTTGGTACTGCTGCTGCTACAACTAGACCAGTTACATTCACTCAAAGTGATGTAAATATTGAATTAAACACTGCTGAATTCACCCTAAATAAAGGTACGAAACTACCTGCACCTAATGTAGCATTACATCCTAACAGAAAGGTTGAGGTACTTAACAAATTCCACAAAGTAAAATATATTATTAAAGCATTCTAATGAAAAGGGAAAAATTGACACCTTATCGTCCTCTCGACTTGATGAAGGATGATAAGATGACTAAATCATCCTTTGATGATTTTATTGGAGTATGGCCAAACTTTATACCTAAACCGTGGTGTGATAGGATGATGAAATTTGGTGATGCTATGCTTGATCAGAAATTATCTGATAAGATAGATCCAGTCATTAATGATGTGATGCCAGCTACTGCTGATCAAAGTCAGGACATTAGCTACATGGACGGTGCAGAAATGTACAATGGTAAGCATAACCGTGAAGATGAAGCATTTCTAGTAAATTATACTGATTCTGGTTGGACTACACAAACCAATCAGTTTCTTAAAGCATGTATGACACATTATCTTGATGAGTATAGTACATTAGCGAAGTTGGGTTTCTTCTCAACAGACATTAAATTCCAAAGAACAAAACCTGGTGGTGGGTATCATGTGTGGCATCACGAGAATGGATCATATCATTATCATCAACGAGAAATAGTATGGATGATATATCTTAATGATGTTGAAGATGGAGGAGAGACTGAATTTCTATATCAGAAGAGAAGAATAAAACCAACACAAGGTACTATAGTTATTTGGCCTAGTGGTTTTACACATACACATAGAGGTGGATTACTATGTGGTGACAAAGATAAATACATATTGACGGGATGGTATAT